CGGTCCAAAGCCTCAATATGTTTTTCTACTATACGCTCAATTTCGTCTTCTGTCAACACTGATTTATCATTCATCTGATTAAGACCCTCGAAGCCTATATGTGCTCCGCATCAATTTAACATCGAGTTCCAGAATTTTTTCTTCCAGTTCCTCTAGCCTATTCGCAGCTTCCGCAACACATGCATTCACGTTTTCATCATCAAAGTCAGTTTCCTCTGATAGATTACGCAATGCCTTAATTAAGGTTTTGGTTTTCATTCTCATAATATTTCAACACCGTAGATGATGCCGTTGACCGCTCGTTAATTGTTTTCCATTCATGTTGTGAATCCATTATATTCATAATATGAATTAAAGTAAATAGGTATGGTTCAATTACTTGCTTTATGGAAAGAGTCCGGACTCTAACTTCAATCACAAGTAATTCCTGGGTACTTCCCCCGCGTCACGAATACACCATAAGGTCTTCGCGCGTGTCCTTGACCGGAACTAAGTTCCGGTTTCGTCCATTAAGGGCTCGTCAGAAGGACTAGTTTTTTTTCAATTAAACGACACGGTAGGGCTTGTTCCATCGCCCGATATTCACATCCACATACCAACCCACATCGAAGTAATCCGACTGAACATCGGAATTATCATGATTCCCAGCATTCATCGCGGGAAGCAATTCCTTCAGAAAGGACAGCGCCTTGCCTGAAAAATGTTCCTGATACCAGTAAGGATTCACGTCCAGCGAATCAACCGCTTTGCGGTCTAGCTTTTCTGCATTCACCGCATTGAAGTTAGCGATAAAGTCAATGGGACCCTGTGTGACAGTCATCACCAGTGTAGAATGATTACGCACGGAAAGAGAGCCCTTGACGCCATACTTCTTCAGAACGGACTTGACCTTGGGGGCAATCTTCGCCTTCTTGTCCTGATTCATATAAGCCATGATTTAAATCTCCACGCCGTTGAGAATTTTAGCAATTGTACCGTACGCAACACCGCATCGGTAATCCAGGAATTCATTATCGCCATTGGTCGAATATGCATCATGCATCCAGCGAACAGCCGTCACCATGTCCACGCGGTTGTTGGCTGTCGTTTCCGCCAACTCCTCGCGAAGGCGCCCCAGTGCCTCAGCCTGCATTTCCTGCATGAGCGTATATTCTCGGTCGGCCGCATGGGAAAGCGAATCCCACTTTTCCTGAAGTTCATCAGGTGTTGCAGTCTTCACCCACTGCCAGAAACCTTCCGACGGGCGAAAGCCCCTAGCCTCTTTATGCAGGTCGGAAAAACTGTCAATATCGTAGGTATATTTGTTCACGCTCACATGCTCCAATAGGTTTCGGAAGAGGGGTCGCAAGCCATCGGGGTGTCTTCCGCAATCTCAACCATTTTTCCGGACATTAGATTCCGAACCTTTTTCATTTTAGGTTTCGCTTCGAGCGCGGCGATTTCCGCTTTGACCGCAGCAAGTTCCAGTTCAAGCAATTCGAGTTTAGTCATGTTCATTCTCCAATTCGCTCACGGATTGCATTGGCATACATTTCACCTGTTGCTTCATCCTGCTCCAGGATACCAGTACGAATACAGGCTTCCTGGCATTCCTTGACAATCAACTCAGCAAATTTTTCATAGGCTACAATACTCTCTTCCGCAGACAAGGCTTGCGGAAAAAGTTTTCCGTTCACATAGAAATAAAGCCCAGCCTGTTCAGCAAGTTCTTTAATTCGGGGTTTAGTCATATTCATTAAGCCACCAGTTTTTCGAGTTCCGTTTCGACAACTTCAATGTTCGGGTCGATTGGCCATTTAGCCATAAATTCGAAGTCCTCAACCTCGTAAATACCGAGCCCAACCATGTATTCAGCATGGGCTTCCGTCTTCTCCCACACCAGGTTCGTACCGTACTTCTCGATAAGGTCGAATCGATTGCGGACAATGTTATCGTAAATAATCGCGAAGGCGGTTTCGGTAGTGGCTAATGTGGTCGTCATTTCGGCTTTCTCTCTCTTGTTTCTCAATCTTCGAGTGTAGAATAAGCGATTCGGAACGGTTTGTCAAGAACTAAATTTCCAATGAAATCAATGACTTAACATTTTGTTACAAAACGGCATAAGTGATTGATTTCATTAAGTTTGCGTAAGTGCTTGATTTGTAAAGAAAAGAGAATGATATTATATGAAATTAAGTACAGGGGTTAGGCCAGAACGGCATCACCAGACACCGAAGCGTTACCAAACACACTAGCGTCACCAGACACTATAGCGTTACCATACACTATAGCGTCACCAAACACCCTAGCGTCACCAAACACCCTAGCGTAACCATACGCACTAGCGTAACCAAACACCCTAGCGTAACCATACACACTAGCGTTACCAGACACCGAAGCGTTATCAAACACATTAGCATCAGGTCCAACGTAGGCTGTATCAGCCACTGTAGCCGTGTCAGCCACCCAGCCACCACCATTGGAATGCCGATGGGCTGGAACTGGACCGTTGCCAAAGTCGAAAGTGTTCATGTTTGTTCCCTCTTTCATATCTCTTTTCATTTCGAGTATAGAATAATCGATTCGGAACGGTTTGTCAAGAACTAAATTTCCAATGAAATCAATGACTTACTGTAAGTGCTTGATTTACAAAGAAAAGAAAATTGCAAAAAAGTGTGTCAGAAATGAGAATGTTTCTCAATAAAACTCCTCTTCCTCTACCTCTTCCTCCTCGGAAGCGCGAACGACACACTCATTTTCCTCATCGCGGAAAAGCCAAGACCCCTTCACGAATTGAGCGACCTCGTCCTCACTCATCCAGCATAGAAGTTCCTGAAGAATAATAGAAGCATTCATATAGCCTTCATCCATGAGGGCAAAAACCCCATTGGTAAATCCACGAGTCTCGCCATATCCTACAGTGTAAATCGGTTTCATTCTAATACCTCTAGTCTTTAATAAGTATACAATTTTTTAGGATAGAACGGCATCACCAGATACCTTAGCGTCACCAAACACAATAGCGTTACCAAACACAATAGCGTTATCAAACACTATAGCTTTACCAGACACCCTAGCGTTATCAAGCACCGAAGCGTTATCAGACACCGAAGCGTTATCAAACACAATAGCGTTACCAAACACCCTAGCATTACCATATACCCAAGCGTTATCAAACACAATAGCGTTACCAAACACCCTAGCGTTATCAAGCACCGAAGCGTTATCAAACACCTTAGCATCAGGTCCAACGTAGGCTGTATCAGCAACAGTAGCCGTATCAGCGACCCAACCGCCACCGTTGGAATGTTGGTGGGCTGGAACTGGACCGTGACCGAAATCAAAAGTATTCATACTCATTGATTTATACCTCTGATTGTGCAGTCATTATAGACACCATTCTCTTATAAGTGGACTTACAGATACTACCAGCCTCTAATTCCTCTCGAATCCGGGAATAGGTCTTTCCCTGCCATTTCCACAAGTCCTGAATGTTATGAAAGGTCGGACCCCAGAGTTCATCCGTCCCCTTGATTTTAGACTGCCAGCCACCAACCACGCTCGCACATATCATGTTCAAATCGATCAAGGCGGCAATTTCCGCCTTGACCACAGCCAATTCCTGTTCAAGTGTTTCGAGTTTGGTTGTCATGTTGATTCCTTTCGAATTAAATCGAAGCCGGCACTTCATAAGACTCAGCCGCAGCACGGTCTATTTCATCGACAACCGCGGGTTCAGGCGGAGCCGTCACCTTTTCGAACAGGTCAAGGAAAGAAGCCTTGGTTTCTGCATCGAAGCGCGCAAGGCAAGCATTGATAGCACCCTGCTTATCGCCAAGAATCGAGAAGGCTTTCACGATATGCACCAGACGGCGCGTGGAAATGACCTCTTCGACACCACCTTCCTCGAACGTGCGGCGAATAATGTCAGCCCATTCGACCAACTCGCCAGCAAATGCCACATCGTCAATACCGAAGGACTGCATTTCGCCAACAAGAATCGAGGTCTCGACCTTCTTCGGAGCCCACGGTTGCTCGATGGTAATCGGGAAACGCTCAAGGAAGGCTTCATTCAGAATGTTGGTGAACATATAACGCCCACTGTCAGAACCCTGACCCTTGGTGTTAGCCGTAGCAATCACCGTGAAGCCAGGCGCAGGCACAACCACCTCATTCTTTTTCTTCAAAAGAAAAGGCTTGCCTTCGAGGACACGCTGCAAACAGGACAGGTTTTTGCTGCCGTAGTCAATTTCATCGATAAGCAAAACAGCACCTTTTCGCGCTGCAACCGTAACAGCGCCATCGCGCCAGACCATATTGCCATCGATGAGGACATAGTTACCCAGAAGGTCGCCCTCGTCGGTTTCATCGGTCATGGAGATAGCCACGAACTCACGCCCCATCTGGGCGCAAGCCTGTTCAACGGACATGGACTTGCCGTTGCCAGACGGACCCGTGATGAACACAGGAAAGAATTTCCTCGAGGAAATGACCTTCTTCAATTCATTAAAGGGACCGAACGGAACATAGTTTGCATACTTTGCAGGCACGCAGGAATCATTGGCAATAGCAGTCTCGACGGACGCCATTTCATACTTGCGCATAGGCACTACCGCTGCAACCATCTCGACTGGTTCAGCAACCGGAGGTGCAGCCTCGACAACCTGGCGATTACCCCAGGAGACGGGAATCTTGTAGATACCGCGCCCAGCACGATACTGCACGTCACCTGTATACCACTGAGGCGCAGGGATGCCAATTTCTTCACAGTAGGAAAGGAGTTCGCTACGGGAGATGGAAGGCTTCGCGAAGCGCGCCGCGAGGTCCTGAAGGAATTTCTGATGTTTAGAATTCAATGTCGTTTCCTTGTTTTTCATTACGGGGAAAGATTAAACGATACAATTGTGAATGTCAACCACTCAATTGTAACAAATTGTAACATGAGAATAATTCTCATTAGCGTATCGGTCAAAGACCTTATCACACTCGAACACGGTAAAGAGAACCATTATCATCGTGATAAGAATTCTCATCTGGGAACCGTTCTTAGTGAGTCTCCTCGATAATGACCGTGTAACGGTCAAGAACCTTATCAAGGGCGATGAGACCCATCCACATTCCAATCATAACAAGCGCGTATTCCACTTTTTTCTCTCTTTTCTCAATCTTCGGGGTCAGTATAGTGGAACGAATCGAGGCTGTCAAGAACTAAAACTCCAACCAAATCAAGCACTTATTGTAAGTCATTGATTTATAAGGGGCAAATAATTGTATCGAATTGTAACAAAAGTGATCAAAAAGTAATCAATCCCTGTTACAATTCGTTACAATTTGGAGGTGGATTTCGCTTGCATTGTATAGGAACTCCTGTATAGTGTGAAGCGTGAAAAGTAAACGAGAGTGCCAATGAGCCTTGAGTCTAAGTCTATTCTTGCGCGTCTCCTCGCGGAAGAGAACCTCTCGGTAGAGGTCAGCGGTGCAGCTAAAACCGCTGCGTTTGACCTCAAAAACCGACGTATTATCATCCCAAACTGGGCTGACCTGTCCCCCGAATTGTATGACCTTCTGCTAGGGCACGAGGTCGGGCATGCTCGCCATACACCTACTGAAGGCTGGCACACTAGTGCTGCCGAAAAAGGCGTAGCCTTCAAGGGCTACCTGAATGTATGCGAGGATGCGCGTATCGAAAAAAAGATGCGCCGTAAGTATCCTGGTCTCCGTCGCTCCTTTCTGAAGGGCTATGCGGAGCTTTTCGAGAAGGACTTCTTCGGCGTGCAGGGTAAGAACCCCAGCACCTTCCTTCTTATTGATAAGATTAACCTTTTAGCCAAGCTCGGCAGTGCCGTTCGCATTGCATTGAATGATGAAGAACAAGCCCTCTATGGAGAGGTGCTCGCGACCGAGACTTGGGACGAGGTTGTCGCCGTTGCTGAAAAGCTGTTTGCGTACTGCAAAAAGGAACAGGAAGAAAAGAAGGCAAATCCTGAATCCGCCAATGATGATGAGGATGAACAGGACTTCGCGCCTGAATCCAGCGATGATGGCGAATCCGACGAGGATGAGTCTGACGATTACGAGGACTCCGACTCGGATGATGGCGCTGATGATGGCGCTGAAAATTCGAATGAATTCGAGTCTGGCGAGTCTGAAGAAACCGAAGAAACCGACGAGGAACCTGAAGAGGACCTCGATGGTCCTGTGTGTCAGACTGAGAATGCCTTCCGTAAGATGGAAGAATCCCTCGCTACACTGGGTGAGGTTGTCACGCTGCAAATCCCCGAGGATATTCTCGATGTAGTGGTTCCTGTGAGAGAATTTATCGACGGCTTCATGACTGAATATAATCTGCCGCGAATGACGCCTAAGATTATTGCAGAGAAAACCCAGAAATTTAATGAGCGTAACAGGAATGCCATTGACCAGTACGTCAAGGAATTCCAGATGCGCAAGGCTGCGGCTTCATGGAAAAAGGCTCGCACCTCTGACACTGGTGATATTGACGCGCGCAAGCTGGCTCAGTATCGCATGACCGACCAGATATTCAAAGCGCGCACTCTACTGCCTGTAGACAAGAATCACGGCATGATTCTGCTCCTTGATATGTCGTCCTCGATGCAGTCTATTATTGACCGTGCGGTCGAACAGACTCTGGTGCTTGCTACTGTTTGCAAGCGCGTGGGCATACCGTTTCGAGTGTATGGCTTTACTGACCAGCATAACGGATCCGGTGCTCGCGCAACACTTAGAACGAAACCTGGCGACCTGGCTCTGGGTGGCAAGGTGTTCGAATTGCTTCGGTCTGATATGAAGCCTAGCCGCTATCAGCTGGCATTTTTCCTGCTGCAAGCCTATGCGAATGCTGCATGTTACAGATATGGTTACAATCACAATTATCAAAATGAACTTGAAGTTCCGCATGATTATGCAATGGGTTCGACCCCTACTGTCACCGCACTGGCTGCACTCACCAAGATAATTCCTCAATTTCGCGATGAAAATAAGCTCGAAAAGGTCTGTCTGGTAGTGTGCACCGACGGCGCTGCTGACCCTGTTGATAAGTATTTCGGGTTGTATGATAATCAAAAACTGTATCCTCATCGCATCACCTATGCTTCGAAAACCTTTCACCTGAAGCTGGGTAATAAGTCACAGCGCGTCTATCACTTTGATTTTGTTAAGCATTTTAATCAATACCTTCGCAACCAATTGAATGTAGAAGTTCTGGGCTTTTTCATGACCTCGATGAAGAATCAGCGGCGCTCGCATTTTTTGAATTCATTTCATCAACTTTGCATTAATAAGGACGGCACCTCGTTCTATCAGCAAGGTTATGAAACCTTCAAAAAAGAACAGTGGGTTGAAAGCTGGTATGCAGAATACTCGCGCTTCTTTATCGTGAATCTCGATGAAGGCAAACAGGTCGAAATTGATAATAAGTGGACCGCTGCGAAGAAGGCTAAGGCTTTCTCCAGCTCGAATAAGACCAAGAAAATCAATCGAATTATTGCTACTAAATTTATGGAGATTGCAGCATGAAGAGTCTATTCTGGGGAATGTGTGAAGTAATGATTAATGTGGTCGTCGCTATGCTATGGGGAGGAGTGGTATTTCTGATAGCTGGGGCGGTTCATTATTCGATGAATTAACTCACCGACGGTGACTATTACCAATCAGTAGATGACCAAATATCCCCACCCTCAACGGTGGGGTTTTCATTTATATCTGGTATATTAATGTAGAAGTCATCAGAGAATTCAGAGGGTGGTTGACGCCCAGCATGAATCGCCGCGTTTCTCAGTGATAATAGCCGCTTGTGTGCTATTGCTTCGGGAGACGCCATCAATTCTTTTATTTTTTTGCTGATTTTTTGCTTCGTTTCCGCTGTGTGTCGCTTTTTATTGCCGCATGACCGCGAACAGAAGGCATTTCGCCGACGATGCCGCTTATTACACGCCGGACACACTTTTTCTCTATATACCCCTGGCATTGAATGCTACCCTACATATTGTGTTTTCTTTATATAGAAAACACTACTTCTGCACATATTCCATTGTTTTACTAATATATTCTATTGTAGTGGAATAGGCTTTCTTTGTATAGATTGTTTGTGCTGTGATGAATTCTTGTAGAGGTTTCTTGATTGATTCTTCTTTGATAAGTGTATCTACCCAGAAAGACTTGGTATTCTGTACTGTATCAATGAATAGATCGATAAAGAATGTATGGGATATCATTTTTTGTGTGCTACGAGTTCCATGTCACGAATAGAGGGATCACCTTTCTTTGCATCATGGGTTTCATCTTCACCATACTTGATATTGACAGGTTTATTCTTATACCATCCATGTATATTCACACCCTTTTCTTTGGAGAGTTTACCCCAGACTGATTTTGCACCTGGTGATTGATTCTTGGAGGCAAGTGCGGTGATGTGTTCTTTGTTAAGTAAATGTGAATAAAACTTGTGTGCGGGGAGTGTGTTGTCTTTGTGTGATGCAAGATACAGATTGTGAAGGACTCCATTGCGAAGTCTACCTTGCACTGTTATAGTGCTTTTCTTTTTTTCTGGATCGTAGGCATGAAAGTAATGATAACCTGTGTTTTTGTCATAGGAAGAATAGATGTGATGCCCTGAGGACGTTGTGGACAGTTTTTTGAGTGTACTGTCGGAAGACTTTTCAGGATTCCATCGGCGCCCTTTGTTGTAGAGCACCTCGCTACGAAAGGAAGCGACGGCTTTTCCTGTTTTCTTGATAGTGTTGAGATACACTTCGGTGATGAATTGACTGTAGGTTTTCATATACTAGAGATTATTTATACGGAAATGCACGAGGGGGTTTAATCTCCCCCGTGCATTGATAGCATTTGCTATTTGCGAATGATTTATTATTCAGAAACAATATAGGTCGCAAACAGCCCAGCAAGAAAGACAAGTGTGATAGAAAGTATAGGTGCCATTGTGGATTACTCCTTGTGTTGTGTTGTGATTTGACCAATTCTTATGCATATAAAGAAGAGCTTGGTCTCTAACTCTTCTTTTTTTTAATCTTTGTCGTCGTCGGCTTCGTCATAGGAATCGGTGACTTGATATATTTTTCGTGCTGATTTTGATACGATTGTTCCTACATATTCTGTCACCTTGTCATTATTACTTTTCGAAAAGAAGCGCACGATGACCTGCCCTGTGTACTGTGAATAAAAGAACAGACAAGTTTGTTCATTTGGTATTTTTGAGCATTTCAATACCCAACCTGTGTCAAATATTATGATTGGCAGCGATGATATTTTTGCTGTAGTCCGCGAGCCAGTAGGAATCCGCAATGTCGGTGAAGGGCGAGCCGAGCTTTGCTTTTTCGCCGTTGTAGACTTTTCGCGGATCTGTTTTGGTTTTTTCGGTGAATCTTTCATACATTTGCAACTTGTCTGCGTTTCCTTTACCAGTAGCATACTTCTTGAGAGTCGTTGGTGCCACCACATGATATTTAATATTATTTAGATAAAGACTATTCTTGAGAATTGCAGTGTTTTCTGCTATTGAGAATACTGCACCCACTGAACCCATAGAATAACCCTCAATACTTATTATATCATCTTGTGTGAATTTTGCAATAGCAAAGACCCAATTGGCTAGTCTTGCGTAACGATCAATGTCCAAATCATTATGAGTAGGATAAGAATAAGAGTAGAAGTGTGGTGGTGCATGCCCTTCTTGTTTTTTATTTTGTGCGAAAAAATGACTTGAAAAAGAGTCGGCTGTGATGATTGTCACAGCCGGAGAGGTCATTGAATAGTCTATGCCTATAAATCTCATTGCATATTGTGAATGCCCACTTCATCAGAAAAACAATCATCTATGTTTATTTCTTGAAGAAGCTCGATGAGTCTTTGATTTTCTGCTTTGAGACTAATAATCTCTCGATTGAGTTTATCAATCGTAGCATTTAATTCGCGGATCTCACCCACATGAGATTCTACTTGGTGATTCACTTTTTATTCTTTTCTACTGGTTCTTCTGCTGTTGAAATGTTAGTGTTGCAGATAAATCCATATAGCTCTTGAGACTTCTTCATAATGTCCTCGATGCTATAACTCTTAGGAATAAAAGACTGGAAATTATCTTGCATCACTTGCCCAGACTCTAGTGCTTTTGTAAAGACTGACTGTGCAAATGCTAGATTGGTGTTGTACTGCGTCTCTAAGTATTCTTTTGCCATCTTTAGAATTTCGAGACGAATTTCAAATGGATTCTTGTTTGACATGATTATTTTCTCCTGTTTTTAAGTGTTTTGTGTGTGTTGTGTCATTATAAAAAATGCTCGCCTTCTTGATTAGAAGGCGAGCGTATATTCTACCATAGGTTTAACTTTTCTTCAATAGCTTTTTGCAAATCTTTCGCAAATTCCGGTTGAGGTAAATTCCAACCGATAAATGTTCCAATTGCAAGCCAGAATAGTGTGCTTATCATGTTAGCGATTACTCACATACATGGTGACTTCAAAGCCAAAACGAATATCTTCAAAAGTAGGATTAGCCCACATATTTACCTCCTTAGTTTACCAAATTAGACATTAGGAACATAACCATTACGATTCTTTAGAACACCCTTTGCATCATAGTATTTGTCTGCTGCTGGGTTCTTCTTACCTTTGTAAGGATTTTCTTCTGGAGCACCCATTGCATCCCATGTGAAAATAGGATTTAGAAAGCCCAAGCGAAATGCCCATGGCTCCTTGATAACATAGCGCATACGATGATCATAAACTGAATCATCACTGTTTCTCACGACATATGTGCTGACTGAAGACTTCTTTTTGATTTCTGGGTTTGAATCATTGGGATTGCCTCTCCATTGTTTCCATGGATCATTTACAGGATCATCAACAATTCGAAAGACATTGTTTCTTGGAAGAAGCCCAGCATGCAATCTTGCACACTCCCATGCTTCAGCATTTGCTTCCTTTGCTGTAGGAAACCTATAACCATCGCCCGCAGAACCACCGGTGACTCTTGCTAGAATCCCACGATAGACTGAATTATAAAGATTTTTTGTATCTCTCTGAAACTGTGTCAGAGGTACCACCTGTGTAATTGTATTAACAATAGACATTTTTATCTCCTTTTATGTTTTTAACTAGTAATTTCTTCCCAATCAATACTACCAAGAACGTCATCTCCATTTGACGCTGGGGTTGCAGCAAGTGTGAAAATTATCGGTGTTGCTGTGAGCCCATTTCTCTCTAATTGAAACCTGAAGAGAGCTTCTTTAAGAATATCAATTGAGGTCGATGCTTGGTTTGTGACGCTAAGATAACCCGTAGCCACTT